AGCAGGATTAGTATAAACTTGTGACTTTAACTCAAATGAATCTTTTGCTTGAACTTGAGCAAGTTTAGCAGCATCTGATAAATACTGTGGTCCTTTTACTTCTGCCAATTTATTCCTCAACCTTCAGTTTTGAAGCAAACACCCCGTAGTACATACGAGCAAATGCTGGGTTATTAATCATTAATTGCGTTGCTAAATCTTCTAACTTTCTAGCCTCTTCCTTAGCAAACCAGAATCCTGCACCCATTTGAGGAGTAGCAGTAGTTCTAACTTCCTGAAGATACTTCTCTAAATTTTTATATTCTGCATAGAATTGAGCAGTTTCTTTATAGATAGGAGATTCTTGGAATGATGGCTCTGCTAATGCTTTACCAACATTTGCTATTTTCTCTTCTGCTGAACCAATATCAACTGACATAACGGGAGCATTTCCACCAAATTGGTCATTTAGTTTCATTACTTCCTGGGTATACCAAACATCACTATAACCCATGGCTGCTTGTTCTTCAGATATCTGAGACTTAGCCATTTGGTAAACAATGTTTTCAGCGTATTGTTCTAACTCTTCAGGGCGTAGAGTACGACGACGGCCTGTAGCCTTCTGCCAGTTATAGTAGGCAGTTGCTGCTTCTCCACCAGGGAAGAAGTAAGGAACGATGTCTCCAGCCTTTGTAGCATACTTATCTGCAACATCTGGATTCTTGTTCAAGAACGACCAAGCATCTCCAGTACCACGAACACTTCGTGTGGAACCAGCAAGAACTGCTAATAGGTTCTTAATGCCAAATGTATCAGAGAATTCACCAACAGCGGCAAAGTAATCACCAGGATGTTTTTTACTTATCTGGTCATAAGCGCTGTATAAGAAACTTTGAGTTCTTAAAGCACCGTTCTTGTCCTTAGCGAACACCTCTTGAGAAGGAGTTGCAGGAGCAATTGACTGGAAGAATGCAGTAAATAAACCTGTCCAACGAGACAAGCCACGAGCATCATTAAATATTTGATTACGTTCAGCATCATTTGCTAATGGATTTTCTCCATACTTACCAGTAGATGCTAGATACGAAGCCCAGTCTTTTACACCACGCTCTACTTGAGTATCATTGTTGATAGCAAGGAAGAATGATTTTTTAAGCCATGCTGGAAGTAATAAATCATCAATACCACTTGGCTCACCAAACGGGAATATGATCTGACGCATAGCATCCCACTCAGGACCAAATGCTTTAGACTTACCACTTGCTGCATAAATTATCTGCCCCATAGGACCAATGCCAGGAATTGCTGGATTGACTGCACCAAAGACTAGGTTTAATGACTGAACAGGTGCAGTAATTTGTAGCGCCTGTGCTGTATCAAGATTCTTACCAGCCATAGCACCAATAATGCTACCTGCTAATGGGTAACGGAAACGAGTCTCGCCAAATTCATCTTTGTAGAAGAAGCCTTGGTTCTCATCATATTTAGTTCCAGTTAAATCATAGATCGCACTAGAGCCTGGTTGAGTTAATGCATTGTAAGCACGGCCTAGTTTATAGAACTGTACAGGATTATCCTTTAGGAGTTGACTCCACTTGTACATAGTATTGAACTGTGCCTGTGCGAATGGGAATATAATTCTCATTGCATTAGCATATTGGCGTTGCTTAGATGCATCGTAGAATAAATCTTTAGTATACTTAGACGCTTGTCTAGTAGCCATAGAGTTCATAGTCTCTAGGTTAATTCCATCTTTAACTGACTTGCCTTTTTTACGAGCAGCAATTTCTTTATTAATAGCACGTAATGATGGGTGACGACGAAGGCTTATATTTTTTCCATTTGCAGTTAAAGGTGCCAATGATTTACGAGCATTAACTAACAAAGAGTTTAAGTCAGAGTCATTCATCATGCCTACATAACGGCCTACATAGTCCCAATATGACATACGGAACTCAGGAGAGAAGTTAACTACGTTTTCTACCTTAGTTGCAATATCAAAGAACGAAGATACAGCGGCATCTAGGTACTTAGTATCTTGAGGACCAAATCTTTTATCACGCACATGAATAACCGTAGAGCCAGTCATATCTTCCTTGGGGAAGTTACGGGCTACAAGAGTCTTAAACGCACCATCTTCGTCAGCAAAGTCATTAATGTTTCCAGCCTTCTTGTAAGAAGGAATCTCAATTTTCTTACCATTTACAATAACTTGACCATCAGCAAGAAGTCTACGCATATCTACTGATTTAGCGCCAGTTCCAATTACGTTATTAACATAACGTGCTACAGAGCCTGTAGACTCAGCATCAAATAGGTAAGTCTTTACGTTTTCTGCAATCATATTATCAGGAGAAAGATTATACTTTCCGTTTACTTTCTTCTGGTCCCTTAAAAAGAGAGCAGCAAAGTCGCCTGATGCAACACCGTTTCTGCCACCATTTACTAAATCTTCTAGTATGCCAGCAAACTTCTCACCCTTACCTTCAATCAAAAGACGAACTAAATCATCTTCCGGACCACCAGCATAGTTAGCAACTAGCGGTATAAGTCTATCGGAGTAAGCACGAATCAAAGTATTCGATAAACCAATGTGGTATTTATCGCTTTCAGTACCAACTGCTTCATAGATTTTACCTACGAATGCAAATCTTGGATCACCTGAGTTATAGTTTCTAGCAAGGAAATTAAAGTTTTCTTCTACAGCCTCAGATATTGATGCGTTCATTTGCGCATCTTTACCTATAAGTTTATTACCATTAACATCATTACCATACTTAGACATTTTACCTAGCAATTGTCTAACTTTGCCACCGTCTGGATTACCAGCAATCATGGCTATGTAATTAAGTGGGTGGTTAAATAATGATTCATGGCCAGAGAAGTATTGACGGAACTGCATTTCGCCAATGTTACGCATGATATATGCAACACGGAATGCTAGTTGAGCGGTTCTCCAGCGATCACCAATCTCAGTGCTAAATACATCTAAAGCACGTTTAGTGCCGTATTTAACCTTTTGGTCATTGTACTTGCTTATAAGTTTCTTGATATCTCTAGTATCAGGTAATCTAATTACATCATCTAGGAATTGATATTCAAATATAGCCTGGTCACCAGCAAAGGTGTGAGTAGTTGTCTGTCCGTTTATTAAAACACCATCTAGGGAAGGTAGTTCACCTTTAGCAAGTCTCTCAGGGGTGTATTGCTTAATGATTGCGTTTTCTCTACCAGTAGCACGAAATGCATCACGTACTGCGCTAGCAAGTTCTTCATCGTTAGGTGCAAGTTTATTTGCTATTGCGGCCTGAGCATTTTCAATTTCTTGAAATACAATACCAGAACGTTCTCTTACGGAAGGTGCAGCAACAATTCTATTAATAGTAGTTGATATAATTTCCTCTGGAATACCAGCAGAAGACATCCAGTCTTCCATACCATTTACAAGTCTATCAATATCATCAAGAGGTAACACTACAGATTGGGTAAAGTAACGACCAAACCCTTTTTCAATTTTTTCCACCTGAGTAATTGCTTTAGTAGCAATAGATGGAACAACTTTAAATACAGGACTATTGGCTAACTTTGCTGCTTCTCCCTTAAGGGCTAAAGATCGGAATACCTTTGGATCAGATGTAGGTGCTGCTAAGTGCTTTAAGAATATAGATATTACTTCATCACTTGTAGTTGCATCGATCAATTCTTTGGTCATTTCAGCATCTAATTTACGGCCAAATAATCTATGTAAGCGAGAGAAGTCTGTCTCTTTTGCTACAACCTCTGCCACTTGAGCAAAGCGTTTTCCTAGCAAGTAGGTAGCAGCCTTATTTAAATCACCTTTTGCTCCGCCACCAAATCCATCAACTAGCCCAACTTCAGATCTATAGAACTCTTTTAGATACTGAGTATCTGCAATGTCCATTTCAAGACCCATAAGTTTGGCAATACCAATATTCTCAGGGTCATTTAATATCTGAGCAACTAACTCTGGATCTTGTGCAGCGTAGTCACGTAATACTTCAATTTCTTTTAACTTACCATCAACGCCAGCACGTGCTGCTTTGGCACTTTCTAAAGCGGCGTTTGCCTCTAAAATTTCATCTTGAGCACTCTTAATAGATTCAACTAGTTTAGCACCTAGTTTAGTACCCATGGCTGCATCACCAGTCAATGATGTAATAGTGTCAGTAACGCCTACTCTGCGTGCTCCGACCTTTTCACCATTCTTGATTACAACTCCACCCATACCACCATTGATAGCACGGACGTTACTATAAGCATCTGCTACCCAACTATTTTCAATAGCGTTAGATACAGTTATTATTAATTCTTCATTTTTACTTGCAAGCGCTCTAGCCATAAGAGTAGCAACACTCTCGGCTCCAGCATTAGAAAGAATATCATCCATAGATGCTTTAGGACCAAGTTTACCCTCAGCACCTTTTGTAACATAAGCATTTAATGATTTTCTTAAATCATCACTAATCTCAGGATTACGAAGTTCACCTTGTAATTCATCCCAGAAATTAGCACGTCTAGCAGACTCTTCAATTATCTCGTCTTGAGTTGCGCCTTTATAGGTCTTAGATATGTCATATACATCTAGAGGCTCTTTACTTGAACCAGTAAGAATGTACTCTTTGTCCGTATATGCACCGAATTGTAACTTTCCAGGTTTAGGAAGGTCTTCAGTAAAGATACCAACGAATGCTTCGCCTGTGTTAATTTGATCTGCTTCTAATTGAGCAATAGAATCAATAACACCTTGTGGTTTCTTTGCAGCAAGTTCAGCAGTTACGAAATCGCCAATACTTCCATCTGCAATAGCAGCGACAACCTCTGGGTCACCCTCTACTCTTGTACCACGAGAGAATCCAACAGTTAATGCTTTCTCTAATTTCTTAATTATAGCATTACTCTTAGACTGTTGAGTCTTAGTTAATTCTCTTTCAGCCCTCATGTAAGAGTTATCTAAAGTACGACGTACTTTCTTTTCACTACCTACACGTTCTTTAATTAATTGTTTTTCTTGCTTACTTAAATTCTTAATATCTGCTGCTTTTGCAGCATCCACTTCATCAAGAACTGCTTGAGCAGCAGTCTTGGCTTTCTGTAATTCTTTACCACCTTGGATAATTTTAGTTACAGAACCAGGGCCAACCCATAGAGTTGGATCTGTACCGACAGCAAGTACGCCATCAACGATACCTGACATTACACGATAAGGAGTACTGTTTGGATCAGCACCTAAAACATTCATAGATGCACGGCCTATAGTAAATGATTTACCATTTACACGTCCATAAGCGGACATAGCCTTAGCCTGTGCAGCGCCTACCTTGCTCTCAGGAGCAACAAAGAATCCAGAACCAGTATCAATTGGACCTTTACCAGTAACTGCACCAGCAGTTGCACGTAGAAGTTGTCCTAAATTAGTTTCTTCTCCGTAAAGTTCACTTAGAGAAACATTACTAATTAACTGTCCTGTACTAATCTCGCCTTTAGCCTTAGCATAGATATTTCTACCTACGTTAGAGATGTACTGATAAGGTGATTGTATTGTAGCAAATCCAGCGCGAGTAACACCTTTTAAAACGCTGTAAACGCCCTGTCTAAAACCTTTATTCTTTTCAGCCTCACTCTTAATGCTATCAACGTTAATTAAGTCTTGCTTTAACTGATTGATACCATCGTTTGCTGATAGTTTTTCAATACCTTTAGATGTTGAATTTAAACCAATCTTAGCAGCACTAAGAAGGTAGTCTTTACTTTGATTAGGAAACTTTGCTAAAAGCGAATTATAATTTTGTATTACGGCAGGGTCAAGACCAGATAATTGTTGATCTACAAGGGTAGATAAATTACCTGTTCGTGTATCTGTATCAAATAAACTTGTATATTTATACTTGTTCCAAGAAGATACCAGAGGATCTACTATTGACATTAACGACCTTCTTGAAGGAATGACTCTAATAATCTGCGGTTCATAGGAGTTGGATCCATCATGAACATAGCACGGGCTAGAATAGCGTTGTTGTCAGGTCCATCAACAGGACCAGGTAATTCTTCAGGTTGACGTCCAGGAGTATTTCCAGGAGCACCATCAGTAATAGGGCCTGGGTTCTCATTCATCTGATCTAATGAAGACATACGTATGCTTGAAGCAATAGTTCTAGGATTAGGAGTAGCACCAACTACAGCCTGAGGCATTTCAGTTGAAGCACCTGATGCTAAGTCTTGTAATTGACTAGCCTGGCTATAAGTTCCGCCTGTAGCGTTCTGAATCTTTGCATCTCTTTGTAATTTTTTTACACGTTCAGTCACTTTGTTGGAGTTATTCAAATCAACACGTTTGGCATCTGCGCCAACTCCGCTTATAACTTCTCTCACCATAATATCTCCTATTTAGTAAACTGTGTTTTTACATTAACTGGTCCACCGCACCAGATGTTATATTGAATTGCAACATTAACTGCTTTTTTAGCGGCAGATGACGCTTTAGCGTGGGTCTTAGTTTCATTATCCATTACTGCTAGAGCACCAAGTGCTATGGAACCACCAGAACCTATACCGTATAAACCTTTATCATCACGCATATACCCATAATCATCACTAACTTGGTATATTTTTCCATTAAAACAAATTAAAGCATCCCAACCAGCATCTTCATCTTTGTTATTCTTAGGATTTGGGTCATATCCTGCTTCTGTGAGTACTTGTCTTATAGAGGGAAGTACTCTAATCATCATTTTAATTACTTTAGGTGGCTGCCAAACGTTGTAAAGTACATCACCAGCGGTTGCATCACCTGCAACTGCTACTAAATACTCACCAACTTTAACTATCTTGTCGCATCCCTTGGCTACATAAGGTTTATCTGTATACGTAGTCATAGAGTCTGCTGCTAAAACAGCCCAACCTTTACCTTGAATCCCTACAATTGCAGTCATTGTCCCCTACTTACCTAAGTTATCTTTGTAAACCTGCCAATATACTCATCAAATCTGGTGCACCTTGTTGTGGGGTTCCACCAGAAGCGGATCCAGGAGTGGCTGGGGACAGGGGAGCCTGCTCTACTGGGGCTTGTGAACCTGGTGGAACCGTTCCTGCCTGCGCTTGTGCCATGGCCTGTTCCTGCGGAGTAGGTGCAGGAGGCGTGAATACGGCTAGCGCAGCATTCTCTATGCTCTCCCCGTTGCGTGTACGTGAGATCACGTCAGCAATATTCTTAATCATAGGTGATGGGTCTTGCCCTTGGGCCGCCATAGCAGGAATTGCTTGCGCAGTTGCTGTGATAGCAGCGGTCAAGTTAGAACGCATCTTTTCAATTTCAATTCGTTGTTCTTCCAAAGTAACGTTAACGGACCAAGGAAGTTCTCTACGAATGAAATCTTTAGATACTAGTTCAGCACCGAGTGCTTGAAGTGAGAAAATTAGAGCGCGAGATGGGTCAAGACCAGCCATCAATCCATAGCGTACTTCAATTGAAGAGTCGCCCTTGATGTCTTTGCTTGGTATGTACTTTAACTCGTACGGAGT